CCATTGTTTACCTGTAACAACACCATCCCATCCAAAAGCCCGACAACCACCCCGCAAATCACAAATTCGCCGTTGAACCACCAAAGCGTCCCCATCTTAATTGTAGGCACAGCCTCCTCAGCAAGTATCTCCCGAAACTTCTCAAGGAAGTCTGCCCGGGTATACGTCAGGCAATCGTCAAACGATCCCTCCCAGCGAATCGTCACACCCTGCTCTCCCACATCCTCAACCCGGGCCTTGCACTGCCCTTTGCTGATCCACCGACTTCCGAATTCAATCTTCATAATATGTATCCTATTCAGCGAAGTCTACATAGCCGCCCACAGAGTCCACAACAGACTCCATTGACTTCTCGTAGGTCTCAGGCTTGCGCTCGGTCATCGTAGCAACATTCCCACCCCGCTGCCGTAGTAAATGCACCAGCATCGACAAAGAGTCAAGTGCATCCGGCGAACCTAGCCTTGTCCTCTTGATGTAGTCCTTCTTGCTCTCCACCCGGACCATCCCCTTGCCCTTCTGCATGTACCGTCGCGACGTTGCCTGCTTCACCAGATCTTCATTCCGAAAGCCGGGGCTGATCTTGAGCCACTCAAACTCCAAATACTTACTCATCGCAAACAGCAACTCAGTCACGAGCCCGTTGTACAACTCGTTAGCCTTCTGGCTGTCGTCTCCCATCACCGGCGTATCCGTAGCCGCCCAGCTATAGTTCAAGCCCATCACCTCACTGCCGAACGTGCTGCACAGTACGTCGTGAATCCCAGCACCGTTCCCAGTACGGTCCACCACCAGCCAGCCCGGGGCAATTTTCATCTGCTTGCAGAACTTCACAATGGCCGCTGCCTGCTCCATCGTAGCCGCCTTTGGGAAGGGCATCTGCCTGTCGAGCTGTAGCATCGTCCGGGCCGAGCGAAACTCATGAAACTTGCCAGACCGATCCGTCCAGCCGTCCGACAGCCCGAACCGTCCGTAGCTGCAAAGCACCTGATCGACGCCTTCCAATGCTAAGTCAAACGAAGCCAGCGGCACCACAGGGCCAATGAACCGCACCAGCCCCATAGCGTTGTCCATCATTGCAGGCGAGATGATGCCCATACTGATGCCCTCGTCAGGGAACCAGCCCCGGGCCATCGTGCTTGCCTCTGCCGTCCTGCCTCGTGAGACATAGGCGTTGAAGCCCTCGTATGTCTGGAGCCCTGCGTAGACCACTCTCTGCTCCTTCACGTTCTCACAGTCCGCTGCATCCAGCCGTAGCACCTGCCAGCCGTCCCGGGAAGTCCAGTCCTTGTCTAGCTCCATCTCTACCGAGCCCCAGCCGAACTTTGGCTCGCACCGCTGCCCGAACTGGCTCGTCCTGTCCCGAGGGTTCGATGCCGCAAAGATCTTGATGCGCCCGGGTACGCTGGAGTCAGCAGCCGACAGGATGTTTTGTACCCCGGCCCAGACTCCGTCGGGGACTTCCTCAGCCTCGTCCAGAATGACGTGCGTTCGCGAGACCTTGCCCCAGCGTGCGTGCGTAGGACCAAACCGGGGCGACGGGTGAAAGCCTCGGAGGGTGCCGTGCCCGTGCTCGCCTTTGGGGATAGCGACAAGGTGAATGCCTTGCTTGCTGTCCGTAGTGCTTTGAATGCTGGTAGCTAAATCCTCGTCTAGCCCCCGGGGGCGCACCAGTGCTGTCCTGTGGAAGGTCTTGATCGAGGCAAAGATGTTCCGGGTCGCGTGCGCCGCCGTCAAGCTGACCACCTTGATACAGGTCCAGTCCGGATCCCGGAACCAGTCCAGATAGAACCAAGCCGCTGCCCCATACGACTTGCCCATCGAACCGGCGCCCTGCACCAGTAGCTTGTCGGTCGCCATCAACCCCTGCCACACCCGGCGGCAGCTCTCTGGTCGCCAGTCAAACGCCCCCGGTCCCCAGAGCAGGATAGCAGCAGCCTCGAACAGGTCAGCCTCTAGCAGGTGCGTGACGTACTCCCGGATGATGCGCTGCGCCAGCGTGTCAGACATAGCCAGTGGTCCGTAGTGCTGTAGTGCCGCCCGGGCAATGAAGCCTGCTGCCCGGATCATGCCGCGCTCCTCACTGCTGTCTGCCAGCTCCCGGGCTGCTAGGCACACCTTGATGGCCCGAGCCAGAGGCGGCGGGAGGGTTGCGAATAGCTCGTCGCTCATAGTCGTTCCATCTCTGTGTTCACGCTGCTGGCTGGCAGGTAGCGGGCACTATGCTCTGAGACGAAGCAGACAATGACGGTCAGGCTGTCGGCTATATTCAGACTCTTGACGGTGTAGACCGTCCCGGTGCCCTTGTCACGCCACCGGCTCCCGAGTGGGTACTCGTCTTGACAGTAGTCCCAGTAGGTCTTCATAGGTTCACGAACTGGGTGACCGGGATATGCATCCAGAGGTCAGCGTCCTGATCATCACCCCGGTCGTAGCGTCCCCCGAGACGGATCTCTCCGTTGAACGTGCTGGTGTAGCCTATAGCGTCGGTCCAGCGCACAACGTAATAGAATGGCACTCCTGAGCGTTCTGCGAGGTTCAACCCAGTAACGATCTTCCTCATACCCTGAACCACTGTAGGGTAGGTTGCCTGAGCAAAGGTCCGGCACTTCACCTCCACAAAGCACTTCAGCACTCCGTCCCTAAGTAGTGCGTAATCAAGCTCATAGCGTACTGGAAGCTTAAACGCAGTGCACTTCCACCGCTTGCAGAGGATATCGAGCACTGCCCGCTCGTTAGCTAGATCCTTTGATGATTCATGTTTCATACTACGCTAAGTTGTTGCAAATCAGTGTATCCAATTCGATATGACATACGTTGTATTAGGTTATAGTGGAAGACGTTGTTGTTGTTGCTGTTATAGATCCATCGCCTGTTTCTTCAGCGTATCGAGGTCCGGCTTGTCCATTGGAGCGTTGCGGTATTGGTCAAAGCTAAGGGCTGGCAGCATAGACGGATCTCCCGGGACAGGCTCAGGCGCAATGATCTCCGCCTCTAGGTAGTCCTTAGGCGGCTTGCTGTTGCGATGGTAGACCTCGAAGGTCAACTTGATCCCGTCGTCAGTTGTTGGCTTGCGATCCTCTGCAAACTCCCCGGCGAGCTTAGCATCAATGGTCAGAGCAGCGAGGCGGTCGAAGATAGCTTCGATCTTGCCGGACTCCTTCTTGATGACCTTAGTCGGCACAGTGCCCTCAATCATCTGGCGCAGCAGATCTCGCTTGAGATCGATACAGGCAATGGCCCGGGACTGAACCTCGTTCTGGATTTGAGCAATACGCTCGTTCACGTCGGTCCGGGCCATCAGGTTGCGTCCCTGTTGATTTGGGTGAGCGGCTCCCGGGTTCAGTTTTGCGAAAGCATCCTTTGGGGTCATGCCGTCAGCGACCAGCCAGCAGAAGCGTTCGTGCGTTCGATTGGTTAAACGAGCCATAAGTAAGTGGCTTGCAAAAGAAGGGTGGCAACTCTCTCTGTATTCATAAGCTTATTGCAATTCATTTGCATTAACGTTTGTTGATTTGCATTGATTAGGTAGAACACAAAGCTGGGTTTGGAAACAAATATTTCATTTTTTCTGAACGAAAGTGCTTTTCTTCTCGACAAGGTGTGAGTACCCTTATTTCTATAACAGCAAGGGAGCCAGTAGCCGTTGGTGTGGCTAACTGGCTCTTATTGCTTACGAATGCCCTAGCGGGCTTCTATGTGTTTGGGATGAGTTGATAGAGGTAATAGCCGAGGGCGACGTGTTTACGGTTTACGGTGTGGGCTCCGAACCGTTTCTTGCGTAGGTGCCGTAGCTGGGCTGATACGGAGTTTTCTGGGTCGTTAGTTTCGGCAGCGATTGCTCGGAGTGAACGCCATTGGGAGTCTTGCATGAGGTTAAATACTCGTTCGATTTGGCCGGATAGCCGGGGGTTGTCTCTGTCTGGGTCGTATTCTGGGCCGTTGAACTGGATGTTTGCCCATTTGGGCGGGGCGTTGAATGGGAGGGTTTCTTGAATCATTATTCGCGTTCTTGTAGGCCTGTTAGGTCTTCTGGACCGTCGGCTGTTATGCCGCACAGTTCGCCGATGGCGGCTTCTTTGATGGCTTGAAGCTGCATGTGAAGGCGGTCGGCGTGAATGGCGATTTTGATGTGGATTAAGCGTTCGTGTT